TCATCTCTTACATCTTCGAGTTCTGCTCCTGATCCACCACCACTTTGACCATCACCACCTTCCATATCTAATTCTGCTTCTTGCTCTGTTTTTTCTTCTTCTTTCTTCTTCTTAATTTCTTCTAAGCAATACTCATAAATTAACTTGGATACTTCTAATACATCTTTGAATGTCTCACAAGATCCAACACGGTCTACAAGTGTTTGCTCATATTCTGTGAATGAGATTCTGTAGTGTGATCCAATCTTATAGAATAAGTTGATGCGGTCAGCAAGAGTTAGTTTTGTTATATCTTTTTTCTTGACTTGAAAGAAGTCCTGATTGTGTAATTCTGTATATCCTTTGTAGAAAGTTTTTGTAATGCCATCATAACGACGCTTCATTAACTTCTCAATACGAGCATCTTCTACAACATTAACAACACTTGGATTGATTTGATATTCTTTGTACCACTCTTCATTAGGAGTATAGAGTGCGTGTCCTACTTCATGACTTACCAACATATCAACAACTTGCTCTGTTGTATTTTCCCACATAGGTAAAGTCAATACTCGACTTACAATATTGAATGATGCAGTCTCAACTTTCTTGTGCTCTACAACAAGGTCTTCTGTAGCAAGAAGTTTTGCTAGTTGTGATTTGATTTCGTATTGAATAGTCATCGGGATTTGTATCTGATATATTCATTATACAAAGAAACCCTCCGCTTGGGAGGGTTGAGTAGACACTTTAATAACTGTCCACGACGTTTCCTTGCTTGACGCAATGCTTGTGGTTTTAAATGTCGTTTCTTTTCCTTCTTGGAATGATGCTGCCAGTTAGGTATGTTCATATTCCTATTTAATCTAACAATATTTATTCACTTAAGATCTCTTTTGATACCATTGCTGAAAAACCTTTAATTTTATCAAACGTCAAAATATTTTCAAACTTATCGTTCAATTCAGTTTTATGTGATATTACAAAAATATTAGCACCTTTGATTACATATCGAATAATTTTAAGGAACTCATCCGTACCAAATCCATCAAGTGAACTATCAAATATTTCATCCATTATCAGTAAGTTTGTATTTACAGAATTCTTAACTCTTGCAACTTCTCTCCAAGTAAAGAGTAATGCTAAATCAATACGCATCTTTTCTCCTTCACTGAAAGAAGAGTATGAGAAATCCTCATGGATAGGTGATTTGACAGTTTCACTGAACTCTTCATTCAAAGTGAAGTTAATATAAAAATCCATCAAGTGTAGATATCGATTTACCTGTTGATTAATAAACGGTAGATATTTTTTAATTATTTTTGTCTTGACTCCATCATCCTTTAGAAGAGAATAAGCAAAATCATAGTAATTAATATCTTGTCTCTTCTCAGATAGTTCTTCGATTGTTGTTTGGAGATTCTTTTTGAACTCTTTTAGTTTCTCATGTTCAGTATTTCTATTCTTAGATTGTTCGGTAGTAGTTTGAATTTCAGATTCCAAATCTCTGATCTGTCGTTGAAAACCAGAGATTTTAGTGTTGTTTTTAGAAATGGCATTATTGAGTTCAGTAATTTCCTTTGATAATTGAATGAATTGACGTTCTCGGTCTTGCTCTTTTTTGATGGTATCTTCAAGGTCTTGATAACCTTTTTTGAGTTCCTTGGCTTTAGTTTGAACGTCATTAATTTTATTTAACCGAAACGCTTCTTCTATTGGTTGAGTGCATGTAGGGCATGATACATTATCTTTAAAAAACTTATGTTCTTTAGTAATAGTTGATACTTTGTTGGATAATTTTCCTTTCAAATTGTTAAGCTTTAATAACTTTTCACCTGATCCAATTAGTTTTTCTTGTTGTTTAATCAAAGTTTCAACAGTGCCTTCGATAGCTAAATTTCCTATTGTACAACCCTCTGATTCAAGAGATAAAGAATCTATCTTTTTTTTCTTAGAATCAACACTATTCTTTCCCTGTTCTTCTAACTCTTTGATAAAATTCTTTTGCATATCCATTTTATCTTTTATATTATCTTTCTTTAAATCTAATGATCTTATTCCTTCTTTCCGAATACGTATTCTGTCTTTTATAATATTATTCATCGCAGAAAATATACGAATATCAAGAAGATCCTCAATAACTTCTCTACGATTTGATCCACTTAACTGCATAAATGGTACAAAATTACTACTACCCAAGATTACAATCTGAGTAAAAGATTTATAATTTACTTTTAATATGTTTTCTTCTAATATTTTTTGGTTTGATCTATCATCTGCTTCTCTGTGAAGAAGATCGCCATTAACTTCAATATCAAATATATTTGGTTTAATTCCACGTCTTACAATATATTCTCGATTATTAACACTAAACTTTATTTCAACTAAACAATCTCTCTCATTACTTGTATTGACTAATTGACCTTTATTAATTTTGCGGAAAGGTTTATTAAACAAAACAAAGGTAAGTGCATCCAGCATGGTTGACTTTCCAGCACCATTTTTTCCTATCACCAAATTAGTTTGATGATTCTGAAAATTTATTTCTGTCCAATGGTTTCCTGTAGACAGAAAGTTTTTCCATTTAATTTCTTCAAATATTATCATTCTTAGGTGGCATCACAAAATCATCTGGTGTAATCACAGCATACTTGTAATTATACAGCTTACAAGTCCTTATGGCAAGCTCTCCGTCAACTTCTATTACATCCATTATCTTTGGTTTAATTTCATCTTCCTGAACCATCATAGCATATCTTTCCGCATCGTCCAGACTTTCAAACATAAACAAAACCTTATCACCATTCTCATCATGAACTGCATAAGCACCATCAGTTTTCTTGTCTCTTAACGTAAGTAACCACATTACTCTACCTCACAGGCTTCTCTATAAAGATCTTGAAATATATTTTTAATAATGTTTTTGTCTAAATCAAACTCAGATTCCTCAATATAACGGTTTAAAATGGAAAGTGTATTCTCATCTTCATTAATATCAAACTCTTCACTCTCTTGAATTTCAAAATTTTCAATAATTTTTAAATCTTGAACTCCTGACGCATAGAGTTTATCAATAAATTTTTCAAATTCTTTAATCTTACTTTTCTTACGAACAATAACCTTTACAATTTTATTCTTGTAAATTGAAGTATTAAACAATTTATAGTTAGTATCATCATAATATACGTTATAAAATAATTTATAAGGATTATCAATTGAAGTATGTTCTAAAGTATCTGTATCAAATATATGAAATCCTCTTGTATCATTTACATCATTCCAATACATCTCATAAGGGTTTCCAAGATAATATATCTTACCATCAGTTGAGCGAGTATGAAAATGTCCAGAATAAACTTTATCAAACTTATTGAAAATACTGACATCCATACCAGTTTCCATCATATGACCACGAGTTGCTCTAAAACCATTGATCTCAAGATGACCCATGGCAATTTTTGAATCAGATTTATCAATTAAGTTTTTTGTTTCATCAAAGTTCTCAGAGTTAATCCAAGGTAACATCAATATTTTTAACTTGTCAACTTGAATCTCAGTTGCTTTTGAATATAATTTAATATTTGGATATGCCCTTAACAGAAGTTCTGGTGAGTTTACATAGTTAGTATCTTTGTAGTAACAGTCATGGTTTCCAACAATAGCGTGAACATTATACTTTTTAAGTGGTTCAAATACAACCTTCTTTGACCACTCAAGACTTTTAAGATCAATTGACTTACGACTATCGAATATATCTCCCATATGAATCACAGTGTCTATCTGATGCTTCTCTAGAGACGGAAAGAAGACATCACGATAAAACATCTCAAAAAAATTATGGAGATGGTCTGAACCCTTTCGAGCACCATAATGAGTATCAGTTATAATTGCTACTTTCATCTATTGGATTTGTAAATAATATTATCTTTAATTGTATTATAATCAGAACTACTACCAGCAAGTGAACTATCATCTACAGTCATCACTTCATCATAACCACTCTTTTCAATTATTTTTGTTTTAATATCTAATTGTTTCTTTTCTTTTTGTATCCTTCTTAGGAACGCATAGTGAATAATCTGAGTAAAGTATGCAAAAGGATTCCTTGACTTCTCTGGATTAAAATTATGAATATACTGAACACAGTTCTCAATCCCGTCAGATATCATATCATCACGGAACATGTAGTTTACAAAGTTTGGTTTGTATGATAAATGAGTTGCGATCTTTAAAAAACACTCTCCAAGATAATTTGTGATGCGTGGTTTGGGTAAATCATTCTCCTTTGCATCGGCAACTTTTTCCCTATAAACAATGAGTGCCTCTAAGAGTTGTTTATTATTAACGTAGTGTTCTGATCTTTTTCTTGGCATAGCATTGGTTTTCCGTCTCTACAATATAATCATTATAGCACACTATTTGTTTTATACAAGTTTATGAAATTAGCAGTGACAAAGTGACAAACTTTACATACTTGACAAAGTGTATAATTATGTGTACAATACCCTTTGTGAGGGTTGAAAGAGATATATTAGTTGTCTTTAGGACCTTTATTAAACTTAAAGAGCTCTTCAAATTTATTACGAGCGTCTTCTACTGAAGATACATATCCCATGGTATTAGTTATTTCAACTTCACCATTTGGTTGAGATACATCAATAGTTGTTTCATCTTGATCATCTTCAATAAAATTGTCATAGATTGCAATCAATTTAGCATCTTTACTTTCAGACATAGTTAATATTCGATCAAGTCTCATTATAAAAATGTCTTCGGATGAGAGTTCAATCCACCGATTGACTTTAATATAACTTCCCTTTGAGGAACCCATCATTTTCATTACTAATGGATTTTGAAGAACAACAATAGGATCTTCCTGTTCATTGTCAATCGAAACCAAGGCAAAAATTTCTTCGCCTGATATAAGTTTGATTACGCTGTAGAACTCTTCTCCCATTTATTTTATTCCAAATCGTAATTAACAATGCATCTATTATTATTTAGCGGTTGTTTAGCTGTATGATATAAAGAACCATCAAATAAAACAACTCTTCCTTGTTTTGGAGTCACTTTTTCTTTTATTGTATATTGATCAGACATATCTTTTTCATTGTATATGATAGTATCTCCGTCACTATCGCAAACATAATACAACATTACAAAATGATCTATTGTTGATAAATCAATGTGAGGTGTGTCTACATCATAACTTTTTAAGTTCAAAGGAAACTGTAAAAAAGAACGACCTTGAATAACATTAACTTGATTTAAGTTGAGTTTATAGCATGACAGTGTAATCAATTCTACAAATAATTGATGGAACTGACTGACTGGTTGACCAATGTGGTTTCCTCTATTCGTAATAAATTTTTTATAGTAATTGTGTACTAATGCTGGTCTTTTTTGTCTTGTTTGAATATTACTGTCCAATGTGACATCATCAGTAAAATACCAACTAAACTCATGTCCATTATAAATTTGGTCTCCCATTAAAATATTTTTAATATTTTCCTGATATTGTATATCAATAATGTCATCGAAAACAAATACTTTATTCTCAATTTGTCTCATTCTATTTTTTTAGTGGTATATTAATTATATCATAATTAAAGTTTTCTTGGTTGTAAATTTTAATTCTTTCAATTAAATGATTTAAAGTATAATTTTTTCTTGATTTGTAACTAATGTCATCAGCAATATCATATAGAGTTGCTTTTGTTTTCTTATCACCCTTTCGAAGAACTCTTCCAATTGATTGTAAATTTCGAACTCTAGATTTAGAAGGTGATGCAAAAATTACATTGTGTAAATTCTTGATATTAATCCCAGTCGAGAAAGTCCCGTACGAGGCAACGATAATAGCATTATTCTCTTGCTCAGTGATTGCTCGAACTTTCTCTCGGTCTTCGGTGTCCACTCCACCATGAATAAAAAAGACATTTCGACTCTCAATAATATTACTATTATTTATCAATTCATAAAGAGGTTCTCCGTGCTTCTCAACTCTGGCAAATAGTATCAAAGTATTACCTTTGAGATCAAGAGCAAGGTTCTTGATAAAATTATTTCTTCGGTCATGACCAATAATATACTGAACTTCTTCTTCAAAGTTTTCAAATTTATTCGGTGGGTGTTTCAATAGAAGCACATTAATATCCAATTTAGCAAGATGACCCTTCTTCATTAGTTCATCTGTCTTAACAATTTTGTAAGAAGGTCCAAATAATCCTTCTAAAACCCACTTATGTGTTTGTGTTCCATCAAGAGTTCCTGTAAATCCGTAACGATATTTTGCGTTGTCAAGTTTTGTCATTATAGATATTAATGACTTTGATTTAAATTGGTGAGCTTCATCCCCAACCACGACAGAGAATCTCTCAAAATATTTTCTGGGGAGTTTATAGATTGATTGCCAAGTAGTAATAATGACCTGAGAGTCTGTTTCTCTTTCTTTTCCTGCATAAATTTTATGGCACCATGAACCTACGTCCCAACCATAGTCTGCAAAATCTTTATACATCTGTTCTACTAGGGAAGTCGTCGGAACGACTATCAGAGTATTTTTTCCTTTCTCAACAAAATATCGAACAATCGAATATATCATTAGAGACTTTCCCGAAGCAGTTGGGGATATCAACAACTTTCTATTATGTCTTAGAGCGTCGTATACTCCCTCTACTTGGTAAGAACGGGGTGAATATTTACAAATAGCATTCATATAATCCTTAACACCCTCCTGAGAGATATGAGGATTCACTTCGAATGGTGTTCCGTAATGTTTATTATCTTTAAATTCGTATGTATATCCGTGATCTTTGCAAAATTGTATAACTTTATCTAACAGTCCAACATATATTTGACCGTTTTGCGTATTAAATAATCTTATTTTACCATCCCAAAATTTCTTTTTATACGCTGGTGAAAACTGGGCACCAGGTACTTCAAAAGTGAACTGATCAGCTAGTTCATAATATACATGTATCTCGGATTCAACACAAAGATACACTTCGTTTCTTTTTGAAATAACCAAATGAGACATAACATCTCCATCATTTCAATTATTTATACTAGGTTTTTTGAGTAAAATCTATACCTTCCATGTGATCATGTTCGTGCTGAAATACTCTTGAAGCAAGTCCTTCTAACTTCATTTTATGTTTTTTATTATCAGCATCTTCGTACTTCACAACAATTTTATTTGGTCTATAAACATTTATAGTTTGATCGGGAAAAGATAAACATCCTTCTTCACACCAACCAGATTCACCATATGTTTTAACAATTTTTGGATTGAAACATACTATGATTTCATTATGTTCTATATCTCTTATCATTGCAAATGCTCTTTCCCAAATACCAATTTGATTGGCAGAGAGTCCAATACCCTCATAATGTATCATATTCTCAATTAATATCTTTGACAATTCATGTCGATCTAAATTATAACTACATGAATTAATTCGATGATGAAATAGTTGGTGTTCTGGTTTTATTAGTTCTTTTATCATTAGAATCCTGCTTGAAATTTTTGCCACTCAATAGCATTTTTTATTTGATAAGTACGACTTGATATTGTTCGAATGATTTCTTCTAAAAATTTAAGTGTAACATCATAATATCTTATCTTCATATCAATTTTAGATAACTTCTCATCTGCTTCCATATGCCTTTGTATTGCGTCTTTCTCTCTAACCTTATACGGAAATGGTTCTTCAATATAAACTTCTGCTGGTGCCTTTCCAGTATAGTAACTATGTCTTTCTAACTTTACTTTACTATAAGCAGATCTTGCTTTCTCTCTCATCAAAGTGATTGTATTGTAAAGTGTATAATATTTTGAGTGTAATTGGGGTATTTTTAATGACTCATTATGTAGATTATCAGGATCAATGGTTGCATCACGCTCCCACATTTCCTGAATTTGTTCAAGATTCATAAAGGTGTTCCAGATGGACTTAATATGTCGTAGATTGTATATTTGAATGTGACATCTGCTGTAAAGAAGTTTATATCACTTTCTGTAGCATCGAATTCTAAGGATGTAAGATAGGTTGGAAATAAATCTTTAAATTTTACAACAGCAATATCCTTAAAATTACTGTTTAAAATATGAAGACTTCCATCACTAAACTGATTTTTTACATCTCTAAGACCATCTTTATCAGTAGTCTTATTGATAAATTCTTGTGCTGATTCTGGAAATCCTAATCCAGTCAACCAGTTGTGGATTTTCATATAATTTTCCAGATTTTCATCTACTAAGAATCTAACATTTAAATCACCAAATGTCAACTTTTCACCAGGAATATCAATATCTTTGAGGTATGTTGACTGGATTGCAGTTCCTAATGTTAGATCTGGTATTCGAGCAGTATTGGAAAAGAAAGTTACCTTTGGAAATTTAGATAAACTAAACTTAAATCCTACAGGAGCAAGAAAGTTCCTGTTCGCTATTTGATTACTAAGTGCTCCTGATACTGTCATTATTCGCCTCCTCCATTACCACCACCGTTGGATCCACCATTGCCATTACCGCCATTACCGTTTCCTCCATTACCATTACCATTACCATTACCACCATTGCCATTTTTCTTACCATTGGTGTCATCATCTTTATCATTTTCCAAATATCCTCTACGACCAATATGATATCCCATGGGAATCTTTTTACATTTTTCATCTGTAAAACAATAATACTGTCCTGCAGGGCATCTTTTTGAAGCTGCCTCTTCAATAAACTTATCAAATTCTTTCATTAGTCAATAATTAAATTATACCACTGTTCACTCATACCCATTATAATCGATTCTGCAGATTCTTCATTTTCTGCGTAACCTTCTTTAATAAGATGTTCCTTAATCTTTTTTGTGCGTTCAACTGCTTCTTGGTATTGCTTTGGAGTTGGTTTCATCGTAATACTACTTTTATTTTTATTTAGACAAAAAAAGAGGACTCAATGAGTCCCCTTTAGAAAAATATGTAATGTCTGAATTACATTAGGTTTTGAACTTTAACTCTTCTGTAGTAACGGTTAGAGTTAACAGCAAGTCTACCAAGACCTTGTGAAGCAGCATTTCCTTCAGCGAATGGGTTAGCAACAAGACCGTATCTTGTCTTAAATCCAATCTTAGGTTGGAATGTATCCTGACCCACTGCACGAACCATCTGTAGAGGAACGTATGGGCAATAGAATAATCCAGCGTCATAAGGAGATGAACCTTTGTATCCAACAACGTAGTACTGATCAGAAGATACGTTTGAAGAATATGGGTCAATGTATACTCTATACTTACCTTGTAATATACCAGCAAATGTGTTGCCTGTGTCATCTACGTTAAGGTTAGCATTTAGTGCAGGAGTATAGTCAAGTACACCAGCCATTGTTAATGCAGAAGCAACGTCAGCAGAACAAAGGATCATGTTACCCTTTCCTCTACGAGTTCTTTGTGCGATTGCGTTAGCATCTCTTTCAATCTGGAAGATAAGTCCTTTGAACTTCTCAACTGACCATCTACCATTTGAATCGATGTCAAGGTCAAATGTACCACCAGTGGCAACGTTTGCTTGAGCACCAACTTCAGCAACCTTGTAGATAGAACGGATAACTTCTCTGTTTATCTCAGCAAGAATTTCTGTTGATAGGATGTTTGCTAACTCAGCTTCTGCGTTAAGACCGTGAATTGCCTTAAGGTCTTGAGCAAGTTCTAAACTGTACTCTGCCTTTAGTGCTCTGGACTTAGCAGTAACGGTAACTTTCTCAATTGAGAATGCCATCTCGTTAAACTGATTACCAGTTCCACCTAGACTTTCAGCGTCTTCTGTATCCATACCACGACCAGTCTTGTAAGCCTTCTGTGTAGCATTAGATGCAGGGTTTAGAGCAGATGGGTTTCCACCTGAACCACCTGAAGTAGTACCAAAACCAACTGTTGCGTTAGTTGTAGCTCCTTCATTCTGAGTGTATCCAGAACCGATGTCAGAAGTAGATGCTCCAGCACCAACAGCAGAGAATGCTGTGTTTGCTTCATCGAACAGTGCTTCAGTACCAGTTTGATTAGTAAATCTGGATCTCATTGCGAAGATAAGTCCTGTTGGACCATTCATTGGTTGAACACCTGCTAGGTCATAAGCGACCAAGTTAGGCATTGCACGTCTAATTAATGAAATTAGAACAGGGTCGAAACCTGCTACAGGTCCTGCTGCTGCGGCTTGGTTAGAGAAACCAGCGGCTCCCGCATTAGATCCTGTGCTATTTGTAGGTGCTTCTGAAAGAAATTCTCTCTCTTCAGTAAGTGCCTTTTCTTGGTTCTCCAGGAGAACTGCGGTTACCATTCTACGATGTGAATCTTGAATTTTATCCGAACCTTCATGGTCTAGGATAGGTGCCCACTTCTCCTGCAGTTGTTCAGCATTGAACATTTGCATTGAATTTTTCCTCTTTAAAAAAAGTTTTGTTTGAATTTATGATTTAAAAATCACTTTTTAGCAACTCTGGTCATGGTCTGAAGATATCTTTCCATAATGGAAGATACTGCTTTGGACTGGTAATCAGTCGCTTCGCTCTCTTCAGTCAAGTTTTCAGACTTACTTGTTGGAGTGCTAGTTTTGCCTGAGAAATATGATTCCTTAAGCGTTTCTAACTTCTCACGATAGCCGTTTTCACTTTCAAACTCAACATTTTCTGCTAGAGTAGCGAGTTTATCCCTTTGTGTCTGTGCTAGACCTTCAGTAACTTCGGCAAAAATTACGTCAGCGGTTGATTCAGCTAATCTCTTGTTTAGAGCAACATTCTTATCGATTTGCTCGTTGAGTTTTCCTTCCATTTCATCAAGTTTATCTACCATGCTCTCGATGACATCATATTTTTCTTCAGGTATAGTTACATAATGATCTTCAAAAAGACTCTTCATTCCAGTTAGGAATGATTCTGTCATTTCAGTTTTGAGTCCGTGCTCGATGGCGAGTTCGTTTTCAGATACCCACTCATCAGCGACATACTCAAGGTAAGAATCCAATCTTTCTTGGAGTTCTCCCTTGATTGCCTTGACTTCTTCTACAAGAGTTTCTTCGTACTGTGCTTTAATAGATTCAGTCATTTGTGTGACTTTAGTTCTAATAGCAGCTTCAAAAATAGTACGTGCCTTCTCTTGAAATTCTTCTGAGAGTTCTTCACCTGCGATAAGTGCATTGAGATCTTCCTCAACATCAATCTTATCTTCGGCAACAACCTCATCTTCTGTGGTTTCTTCTTCAGTTACCACTTCATCCGTTGTAGTTTCTTCTTCGGAAACAACATCTTCAGTAGTTTGCTCATTTTCAGCAACTACATCACCTTCGACTTCGGTTTCTTCTTCCTTCATGCCTTTTGCTCCTTCAGCAGGTTTTGCACCTTTGTTTACGATATCCTTAACTTGTTTAAGAGTACCACCAGGTGTTTTTAATTTTGCTGAATCGTCATCAGGCTTATAGTTTTCAGGAGTAGGTCCACCTAGATCTTCTACTGATGCACCTGACATTTTTGTCATAGTCTCTGCAGGTTTAGCACCTTTAGTTACTACGTTTTCTTCGATGTTTTCCATGTCTTGTAATTTGCTGCCAACGGACATTGTTATTGATTTGTGTTTTAATCTACATTTATTTATAGAACTTATAGATTTGAAAGAAAATCATTGAATAAATTCAACTTGTGTTCTTCTAATCTTTTTTGATCTACTAATGTATTAATATGTTTTTTTGTTTGAGATGCGAGAGATTCGCGAAGTATTCCACCTTCCCAAATCCATTCTTTTCCCTCCATTATTCCTGAGACAAAAGCATCAGGTGCTGATGGATCAGCGACAATATCAGCAGCAGTTGCGAGCATGAAATCTTCACCTACAACTTTGCATCCATTGCTATTTTCTTTTAGAGAACCAACTCCACGAGATGAAACTCCGAGAGTCACACCTTCACCAATTAAAGATTTTGCAATCTTACCCATTGGTGTATCTAAAAGTTGTGCTTTACCTTTAAAATTATTTCCCTCTTGTGTAAGAGAAACAATCTTATGAGAAACACGATCTAGATTTACTGTAGGACCTTCTGGATGTCCTAGTTCACCAAGAGCACGTCCTTTTTTTACGAACGACTCATTGTATCTTCCAACTTCTTTCGCAAGAGTGTTTACTGGATACATTCTACCATTACGATTTTTGATATCTCCTTGTAAGAAGACACCTTCAATATACATTTTCCTTTTAGCACCTTTTCCTTCGGTGATAAATTTAACGCTTGCTATTTCTTCCGTAATGAGTTTCATTTTTCTAATTTGTAAATCCTACTTTTGCACCTTTAACACCTGCGTTTGCTGCGAAAACACAATGTGTATATGTTTTTTCTAAAAATTCAACAGAACCAGATGGCATAGTAAATGATCCAACAGCAGTTCCACTTTGAGTTTCTACGACACTCACTAAATGAGCACTAGAATCTGTATTCACAAGACGAACAACAGATGCTTGAGTAAAACTTGTCGCAGTTCCTGTTGTTGTTGGTAATGCAATTTCCGCAGCTAATACATTTGTGTTTGATGCCATTATTCTGGTTCCTCAGTTTCTTCTTCTGTTTCTAATTCATTTTCAGTTTCAACTTCAACTTGTGGTTCATTAAACATTGTATCACTCACACCACTACGTAGTGCTTCTATTTTTTCCGCAGCTTTCGCATACAGACTGTCCTTAATTTCTGAACTAATGTCAGAAGCTTTGGAATCTTGAGCAATCAAATCGATAATATCGGGCATAAAAATTTATATAATGTTATATTTTATTTATATCTCGGCCGATTTGGTATCTTTACTTAACTGTGCATCAGTGACGCTACCATCAATTTCTGGTTCCATTGGAACACCGCCCAAATCTCCACCACCTTCAAGTGGTTCTCCAGTAATTGGATCTACAGCATTTGGATCTGGTATTATACCATCTTTAATTTCTTTTTCTATTTGTTCATCAATATCAATGATTTCTTGATCACTCTGTCTAAGGATTTTCTTACGTACATATTCGTTTGAATAATATTTACCAATGTAAGGTTCGATTGTAGCAAGAGTTCCCAATCTTTCATTTGTTAATTCAGATTCTTTGAGTTCAGCAAATTGATTATCATATACAAAATCGTATTGAATATGATCACTTAAAGTTTTCCAATCTTCAGGTGTAATTACATTCTTTAAAATTAATTGTGTACGCAACATATCATTGAACATGTTGGCAAAACGTTTTCTTAATCTACCTACAAACTTAGCAAATTTTAATTCGTCACGAAGTATTTCAGATGATCTACCTAAATTAAATCCACCATCAGTTGCGATTCTTGATTCTGGAACACTTAAAGCACGATATAGTTTTTTCTGAAAATATTCAATATCAGAAAGTTCACCTAAGTTTTGACCACCAGGTAATGTTGTAATTTCAGTTCCACGACCACCTTCTCTTCTTGGTAACCAGAAATCTTCCATCATAGACATGAACTTACGATCATCTCTAATTTCACCTGTATTTGCATCATAAGCTAACTTGTTACGATATCTCATCATAACATCACGAAGATATTGTTCTGCCTTGACCTTAGGTAAATTACCAACATCAATATAAAATATTCTTCTTTCTGGTGCTCTTGATAATCTGTAAATTACAAGAGCATCCTCAATCATTCTTAATTGATTGAGTGCCTTAATTGCTTTATGTAAATATGATAAACAAGTTCCCTTATTACGATCAAATAACCCAGATGTCACATATGTGACGGAATCCTTTGCAATTTTGACGGAAGTTTTAGTATTTGCTGTTCCACCTAATGATCCAGCTGGGTAGTTGGGTTTTGGTGTATAAACATAATATTCTTCTATTTCTGGATATAATTCTTTTTCACTTCCCTTAAATACATTTTGGAGATCAACTCCACCCATATTTTTATTTACCTTTTTCTCTTGACGAATAAACTTCATCTTCATTGGATCAATATATCTAATCTCTTGAATACCATCTTCAGGTTTTTTCGTATCAATTACTTTTAGATAAAATAATCTACCATCAACATACCAATTTCTAAAAATTTCATGGGACTTTTTATCAAAGTCCATCATTTCTTTGATACCTCTAAATTCTTTTCTTATTGTATCTTTGACTTTATCACTTGCATTTACATTAGATAATTCTATTTCAACAGGAGAATCGTATAAGTCACTAACAATTGCTTCGTTTACAACATCTTCTATTGCACCATCCGCTTCTGGATGTAGTGACATTTCTCTATATCTTTTTATTAAATCATATTCAGTTCTGAATACTCCTTCAATATCTACGTATTGACCGTAAAAACCAGATTGAACATAATAATCAGACCCGTCCTCATTATTCTGAGGAACGGGTGAGACCACTGAATCAGGTTTACTGTCTGAGTCATCAATAGAGAAACCAAAAAGTTTTGCCATCGTATAATTTTTTTCTTTTCTTTATTATAGCACTATTTAGCCATTTTAGTTAATATCTTCACCGCCAGCGTTAGCACCTACACCTTTGAGTGCTTCCCACCACTGAACTTGGAATTCAACTGTGAATTCTTCAATAGCATCAGTAGTTTCATAAGAAAGATCTATCTGACTTACCTGAGTTGGGAATACATCATGGAACTTATAAGTTCTAAGTGTTGAACCATCACGGTCTAATTGATGAACATAAGCATCTGGTTGATAAATTGCAGGATCTTGTTCTCCTGTATTATCTTCCATCTTATTGATAAGATTCATCCATTTTTCAAAAGCAGAACGAATTGAGAAGTCAACATCATTTAGAACAGTAACTGTCCATGTGTCGAATGTTCTATCACCTGCGATTTTTAAGATCCTACCTCTAAAGTTAACATCAATTGGTGTGATGTTTGAAGCAGGTAAGGCAGCTGCCTTTATCATGAATCTTGATTTTTCCTTGGTGTCATTATCAATTGCTGTTTCATTGGGAAAAGCAATTTCCACCTCAAACAAATTCGGTCTAGTTCCACCACCAGCTAATTTGCTCTTAAACCCAGTGATAGTTCTTAATGGTGGTTTATTAAATTGGGTTGCCATAGTTTTCTATACCTTTAGTTAGACTGTACCGATTACTTCTTCAAATGAGATGCCAGTTCTAGTGGCGACAAATGTAAGACCAATGAAGTTAATTGACCTTGCAGGTTTGATAAAGATGTCTGCTATAAATTCATTGTTATCTATAACAGCCGCAGTGTTATTTGTCTCATCACAAACAACTCTGAAGTCCTGAATACCTCTCTTCGCTTGAACATCACGTAAGAAAGGTTCAACAATGTTCACAAAGTTAGTCCTTGTGATTTCATCGTTGAATTCAAACAATTGATCTTTTGCTGCTGCTTCAATCGCATTTTCAATGAAAATGAATAGTCTGCGAACATTGATACGATCAAATGCCGATGATTTTCCAAATCCAGTTTTGTCACCGAACAGGACAATTCCTGCTCCAGGTGAGAAGATCACTGGATTAATTCTATTTGTATAGAGTTTATCTCTTTGTGATTGATTTGGATTGTATCCAAGTTTAACTGCGTTTAAAATAGCACCTCTTGCTGTTCCCGCTGGTGAGAACCATGGGAAATTATTGATGTCATTTCTCGCACATGTTCCTGCGATATCACCATTTAATGGAACATATCTAAATGTATTTCCAAATCTATCAAACATATACTTGTATCCACTGTCTAGTACAGCATATGTTGATGATGTGATTGGAGCATAGAACTCTAATACATTGTTTGTGATATCCGCAGCAGATGCTACTGTTGCAGAATCTGTTCCAGCACCTGTTATAAATGTTGATTTATTAGGTGATATGAATGCTATTGCATCTTTTCTAAGTTCAGCAACTGAAATTAATTTGTTTGCTAATGCTTGTGCTGTAGAAGTTGCGTATGATCCAGACCCCATAAGGAGAAAGTCGATATCAAACTCTTCAACGTTTTCAAATAAACCATATCCATTTGATAGGTCACCTAAAGTTGCTGTTAGAGCACCAGCAGCAGTTATGTCGGTAGTTCCGTCATAATTTTTACC